ATATTATATCACCCATCATTACAGAAAAAAGACAGATCATTATGTGAGATTGGAGCTTTCATTTGGATATTATTGGAAGCAAGTTTCAAGGATAGAGATTTCGACATCAAGGGACAAACCATAAAATTAAAGCGTGGTCAGTTATGCTGTTCGATTAGTTATATGGCTAAAGCGTTTAATTGGAATAGAGCCAAAGTTCAAAGGTATTTAGACCGATTGAAGGCAAATGGAACGATCCTAACCGATACGCCAATCGATACACCAGCCGATACACCAAATGTCCTTACAATCTGCCACTATGACGAGTATCAAGATATGCCAAACGATACACCAACCGATAACAAACAGAATAAACTAATAAGAATAAATGATAAGAATATAGATGATTTTATGTATATATGGGGGAAGTTAAAGGCTAAGAGAGGAAGTAAGAAGGTAGCTTTACAGAAATACAATAAAATTAAAAACAAAGTGGACGCTGACACCTTGATTGAAAAATATAATCAACTTGTTTCTAAAGCCTCTAGTCCAGAGTTTATTCCGCATTTTTCAACCTATTTATCTCAAGAACGCTGGCTTGATGAAGATAGTATAATTAAAGAAAAGAAGATAACCCCAGAACAATTTTTCCGTCAGAGATTTCCTAACAAAGTCCCAGATGGTTTTATAATGACATTTCACAGTTGGAATGAGATAACTTTTACCAATGGAAAAGAACAAGTTAGCTTTAATTATATGACAGGAAAGAAAATATGAATGGTTATTCTGTTCAACATATTTCTTATAATGCAACAAAACCTTTTATATTAGATATACATTATGCAAAGCGTATGCCAAGCATTAGTTATTCTTTTGGATTATTTTATAAAGAAAAATTAGTTGGAGTGGTTACATTTGGACAACCACCTTCACCAACTTTGTCAGCTTCCATAGCTGGTAAAAAATTTAAAAACAAAGTAATTGAATTAAATAGATTAGTTTTAAAAAATAACCTTAAAAATGAAGGATCATTTTTAATCTCTAAATCAATAAAACTGCTTAAAAAACCAACTATTATTGTTTCATTTGCGGATCAAAACCAAAATCATTTAGGAATATTGTATCAAGCAACAAATTTTATTTATACAGGAGCAACACTTAATAATTATCAATTTATTGATTCTAAAGGGAAAGAATTTCATTTTAGGAAAATTGGTCATTATCAAAAAGATAATAAAATAAAAGTTAATTTAGTTAAAAGAAGAATTGATGAAGATAAAATTAACAGAAAAGATATTGCTATCTTTTTAAGAAATAATAAAAAAAACTTTAAAAACAAAGATTTAGACACTATTTTTGGTTATAAAGATACTGCGGCTCATTGGTTTAGATTAGACAAAGGATTTAGTTTTCCCAAAGTTGATGATTGGATAAAATTAAAAACAATTTTAGGTTTTAATGATACTTATGATTTGCAAATGATGAATTATAAATTGGTTGCGGATAGAAATGAAATAATTAAAAAATTAAATTTAAGAAAAATAGAGATAAAAGGTAAACATAGATATATTTATATTCACGCAGATAAAAATGATAAAAAACAAATATTTAACAGTTTTAAATTACCATTAAAGCAATATCCTAAAAATTTAATCGACTGATAAGAACAAATACAGTACACTTCCGATATGGAAGTTTTAAAGAAAGAAGATCGTAGAAAAATAAAGCCTAAGTTTATAGGAACGAAGGAACAAAAGGCTAAAGGACAAGGCAAAGTCGTGATGATTAATGTTGCTGAGTCTAGTTTAGATATACTGCGGTCTAAGAAAGTCTTAAATACTGTTCAATATTATACTGCATTGAGATTTCGCAGATTATGGGAAAAGAGTCGTATTGGTAGTTATACTGCTAACTTTAATTCTATTGGCGGTGGCAACGCCTGGCAATCAATGGCTGAAGATCGAATAGACGCTATATATAAACTCAGTCGCAGTCATACTTGGTTAGGTGATTTTGCATTTCAACTAATGTATAGAGTATGCGTAGAAGATTTTAATTTAAAAGAAATATCAGCTATTTATCAATTTAAAAAAGGTTATGCTGGTGATCGACTTAGAGAAGCCGCTGAAGAATTAAAAAAGTTTTTCGATCAAGCAATTTAATGTTTGACTTTGTCGTCAGACTGTGAGATAAATTGCTATACTACCATTCGTGTAGATATACTATTCATATAAACATCATTTTAGGGGAGTAATTATGCCATATCATACTGGAAAACATAGTAAAACTATGAAAAAAAAGAAGAAGAAAAAAAATAAGAGAAAATAATGGTTAAGGTAGCTTCTATTAAAAATATTATAGCGGATCTTAAACCGAGACAACAAAAGACGATGAGAAGTCACGCTAGACACCATTCACTAAAACATATGCGATCTATGGCAAGAGATATTAAAAAAGGTCGAACATTTAGACAGGCTCATATATCAGCTATGAGAAAAGTAGGCAAATAATGGCTAAATTAAGAAAGCCACCTAAAGACAAAAAAACAGGATTACCAAAAAAATATTTATCTGGATTAAAAGGTGCTAAGAGAACAAGACGAGCTAGTTTAATTAAAAGAGTATCAAACCTTTATAAAGCTGGAAAGCGTATTCCTAAAAACCTATTAAAATCAAGGACTAAAGCCTAATGGCTGTAAAAAGAAAACCACTATCAGCTTCAGTTAAGGCTACTTTGCAGAGAAAAGCAAAAGCGTCTAAAAGATATACTTATGGTACTCTTGCTAAAGTATATCGTAGAGGACAGGGTGCTTTCTTAAGTGCTGGATCACGGAGAGTACCGATGGCGGCTTGGTCTATGGGACGAGTTAATAGTTTCCTAAGAGGATCTAGAAAACACGATCTTGATCTTAGGAAGAAGAAACGCAAATGAATGTTATATGGGTTATTACTGTTTTAATGTGGTATCAAAACATCGACACTCCAATTCAAACTGAATATTTATTAAAATCCTTTGAGACTAAAGTTGAATGTTTAGATTATGTATTCTGGAATAAAAAAACCTTAGTACAAGCATTAACAGCTGAACACGGAGCAAGAGAAGCTGAACTATTGAAAACTTGGGCTTTTTATTGTGAAAATAGACCACTAGAGGAAGTGTGAAAAAGATTGAATTACCAGAGTTTATTAGATTATCTCACTATCGTATAAAACTTATTAAAATTAACAGTCACATATGCTATGAGATTGGAGAGCAACAAGGCTCTTTTCATTCCAAACAAATGATTATATATCTTGATGAAGATATTATTGAAGAAGGCGGCTCGATTGCAGTTGACCTTGTAAAACACGAAATATTACACGCTATTTACTATGTGAGGCAATTAGAAGGTAAAAACGAAGAAGATACTGTAAATGGTATGGCAACACACTATACCGAGATCGAAAAGAACAATCCAGACTATGTGAGGTGGAAACTTCAAAACTTAAATTAAACTGTATTAACAGGGTTTACTCAAACAAAAGAGGTTAAAATGGGAAGAAAACTTAAACAAGACAACGCACAAGAAAGACTATTAGACGCTATAAGGAAAGGTCTAACTATTGAGGACGCTTGTGATTATGCTGGTATCGTTAAACAGACTTATTATAATTGGATTAATAAAGATGTAGAAACAATCAAAGACGAAACAGCTAAAAAAAATTTTATAGACTTTTTGGACGCTCTAAAAAAGGCTCAGTCAGAATGTCAAATGTATTGTTTAGACTTCCTAATGAAAGATAAATCTTGGCAATCTAAAGCGTGGGTATTGGAGAGAAGATTCCCAGATAGATGGGCTAAAAAAGATATGACAATCAATGAAAATAATGAGAAGGTTATAAACTTTACATATGGCTAAATATAGAGGACGAGATGTTAAACTAAACAAACCAATGCGTGGTGATGTTAAGAAGTTCAAAGTCTTTGTAAGAGATAAGGCAACAGGGAATGTAAAGAAGGTAAACTTTGGCTCTAAGGAAATGAGTATTAAGAAGAACATTCCAGCTAGAAAAAGATCATTTGACGCTAGAATGGGTGGCGTGTTAAAAAGAGTCAAAGGACAAAAGAATTTATCAGCCGCATATTGGAGTTTACAGGCTTGGAAAAAGGGATTTAAATTGTGAATGATAATCAAAAGATTATGCAGTGGCTAAATCAAACGATTAATGGTTTAAAATCAACTGAAGAAAAAGAATTTATATTCAGTAGTGAATATGCTGGACGGAAAGTAAACATAAGAATAAAGATAGATGCCATTAACAAGTCCTCAGAAGCAAGTAATCGAATCTCAAGCTCGTAATAGAGTATTAATAACAGGGCGTAGATTTGGTAAGACTTTTATAGCCATAGGCGAATTGTTAAACTTTGCTTGTAAGAAACCCAGACAAAAAGTTTGGTATGTAGCACCGACTTATAGACAAGCTAAACAGATATGTTGGGCTAAATTAAAAGAAGTTGCTTTAGAAAATGATCTAGTCAGCTATATAAACGAAACAGATTTAACAATAAGACTACACAATAACTCAGAGATTTCTTTACGAGGATCAGACAGATCATACGATCAATTAAGAGGTGTAGGATTAAATTTTCTTGTATTGGACGAGTTTGCTGATATTCCAAGTGACGCATATTATTCAGTATTAAGAGCCACATTGTCTGACACCCGTGGACATTTTTTTGCGTGCGGAACTCCGAGGGGATATGGCAACTGGGCTTATGACCTTTATATGAAGGGCAAAGAGGATAATGATTGGAAGTCTTGGCAGTTTACAACACTTCAAGGCGGACAAGTAGAGCCAGATGAAATTGAAGCCGCTAAGTCTGATCTTGATGAACGGACATTCAGACAAGAGTATGAGGCAACATTTGAGACATATGCTGGTGCTATCTATTATAACTTTGATAGAGAGCAAAATGTTAAAACTTTAAAAGATAATAACACTACCTTACATATTGGAATGGATTTTAACATTGATCCAATGAGTGCGGCAGTGTTTCAGATACATAACAATATTATTAATTTAATTGATGAAATAGTTATATATTCATCAAATACAGACGAGTTGGTTAAGGAAATCAAAACAAGATACCCTAACCGACAGATAATAGTCTATCCAGATCCAGCTTGTAGGCAAAGAAAGACCTCTGCTGGTGGAATGACTGATTTAAACATATTACAAAACGCTGGATTGACAGTAAGAGTTAAAAATGCACACCCTCAAGTAAGGGACAGGATTAACGCTGTTAATTCACGATTAAAGAATACAAACGATCAAAGAATGATGTTTATAGATCCAAAATGTAAGAACATCATTAGAGGATTGGAAAGACACCTTTATAAAGAGGGAACTACGCAACCAGACAAGGATAGCGGATTTGACCATATGAACGATGCCATAGGCTATGCGGTAGATTATTTGTTCCCTATAAGAAAACAATACACAAAACAATTACCTCAAAGATGGAGCGTTAAATAATGTACATAATGAATCAAAATATGGATTCCTTAATTCGAGATAAAGAATTTATGGAAAACCGACACGATAACTATGATCTGATGATCCCTAGATGGAATTTTTATTTAAGATCATACTTAGGTGGAGATGAATACCGATCTGGTGGCTTCTTACACGAATACGCATTGGAACTAGATTTAGAATATCAAAACAGAATTAACTACACACCAATAGACAATCATTGTAGAAATATCATAAGTATTTACTCAAGTTTTCTATTTAGAGTACCACCAACAAGAGAATATGGCGTGTTGGAGAGTGATCCTAGTTTAGAATCATTCTTAAGTGATACAGACCTTGACGGACAGAATTTTAATGCGTTTATGAAGAACGCACAGACTTACGCTGGTGTTTATGGGAATGTTTGGATATTTGTAGATAAACCAGAAAGCAACGCACAAACTAGAGCAGAGGAACTTAACCAAGATATAAGACCTTATCTAACGATGGTAACGCCAGATAATGTTATGGACTGGAACTATGTAAGAGCCGCTAGTGGTCGTTATGTATTGGATTATATTAAAGTTAGGGAAGAAACTACATCTGATGGAGCATATTTCAGAATATGGACACCTAATGATATTTCTTATGTATTCGTACCAGAAAGAGGTAAGATTAAAGTTATTGAAGTAAAGCCTAACCAATTAGGAACTATACCAGCTATTTGCCTGTATAATAAAAGATCACCAAGACAAGGTGTAGGGATTAGTGATTTGACAGATGTTGCATTATTGCAACAGTCTATCTACAACGAGTTATCTGAGATGGAACAGTTGATTAGACTATCTAATCACCCTAGCTTAGTTAAAACTCAAGGTGTTGAGGCTTCTGCTGGTGCTGGTGCAATTATATCAATGCCAGATGATTTAGATAGTGGATTGAAACCTTTTCTATTACAGCCAAGTGGATCAAACCTAAGTGAGATTAGATCATCTATTGAGCAAAAGATTGAGATGATAGATAGAGCAACTCATATGTCTGGTGTTAGACAAACTAAAACCCAAGTCCAATCTGGGATTGCTTTACAGACTGAATTTGAAAACCTTAACTCTACATTGAGTGAGAAGGCTGACTTATTGGAAAACGCTGAAGAACAGATATGGAGTTTATGGGCTATGTGGCAAGGCAAGTCGTTTGATGGTACTATCGATTACCCAGATTCATTTAATCTTAGAGATTATGCTTCTGATCTTGCATACTTACAACAGGCTAAAGCAAGTGGAGTTAGATCAAGCACATTCCAAAAAGAGATCGATAAACAAATTGTGAGTGCGGTTATTGATGATGACGCTGTTATTAGTACGATTAATGACGAGATCACAGCACAAACAGAAGTTGGAGTATTTGAAACAGCACAGACACAAGCGGAAGTAGCTGAAGAAGATGTCGAGTAAGATAGACTTATCGGAAGATAGCAAAGTCAGTTTACCAGCCAAAAACCTTTTATTTATACTAGCGGCAGTTGCTATTGGTAGCTTTAGTTATTTTAATCTATTAGAAAGATTAACCCTAGTAGAGACTGAGCTTCAGTTAATTACTAAAGACTTAGAGGCGGCTAATGACTTCATTGATGGAGTGCCTAAAGGCGATATGGTTAGTCCTCAGATACAAGAGCTTTATATGTTGACGGAATTTCTAGCTGGTAATGTCGAGAAGTTAAAAGAGCAAATGGAAGAAGAAATGCCAATGATTCAGAAGAATGATATGGTAATTCAATTTCACGAAGAACGGATAATTGATTTAGAAGAAAAAAATGGGAGTTACAAACAATGATCGAAATAGTGTTTGCTATGATGATGATACAAAATGGAGACAAAGTTTTAGAGTATGTTCCAACTAAGGGAATGTCTGATTGTTTGGCTCAGAAAAGAGTTGTATCTAGATCCATAGGTGAAGATCAAGAAGGAATATATATCCAATGCAAGGAAGTGAAAGCTGAACTTGAGAATGATATGGGAAGGCTAAGAATTAAACGAATCATTGAATAGGGGGAGCTATGATGTGTCGTAACTGCGAACACGAGTGTCATTGTGGAAATAATGGACAGTGTGTTATATGTAAATGTTCTAACTGCGAACATAACGCATTAGACGAATTTTGGAAAAGAAATGCGGAAGATAAAGAATTACACGAGCCACATAAAGACTGAGAAGGGAACTTCACAAGGTAGAAACCCTATAAAGTCTACTATGAATAAATCTAAGAGAAGATCATATAAAAAATACAGAGGACAAGGCAAGAGAAGATAATGGCTGATAAGATAGAAGATTTAGCACAGTTAAGAGAAAACCTTGTAGATGATATTGAACTTAGACATACCAATAGATTAAATATAGCTCTTGAAAACTTAGAAAGAGATGTTGTTAAAATAGCAAACGAACTACCAACTAAACAAGGTAAGTTGTTTGAAGCACGATTGGCTGTTGAGATAAGACCAAAGCTAAGACAAGCCATTGATGAACACTACACTCTATGGGCTGATGGCACTGTTAGAGAATACGATAAGGTTGCTAAACAGGTCGTAGACAATATGAAAGTGCTACCAATACCAGCTAAGTTTAAAACTCTTACTGAAGTTGATATTGAAACGATAACAAACCTTAAACGACTAAAGTTCACAGGCTTTACAAATATTGGAACGGAAACAGTAAACGCTTTAGCTGATAATGTTTATTCCTCGACAATAAGTGGAAAACCAATTAATGATATGGTTAAGTCACTTCAACAAAGAATAAACGGAGTTTATATTAAAGCTGATGTTGATGAGATAAATGAATTAGTAGAGTTTGTTGCCTCTACAACAGATGAGGTAGCAAAGGCGAAGGCGATAGAAAGATTACACACCTTTTATGGTGCAGATCGTGTTGGAAATAATATGAGAAGATATGCTAAACAGTTAGCACACGATAGTTTAATGGAATTTGATGGACAGTTTACTAAAGCAAAAGCAGAAGAAGCTGGTCTAACAAACTTTCTTTATTACGGGGATATAATTGGTGATAGTAGACCATTTTGTATAGCGAATAGAGGGAAGATATTTTCAGAGGAAGAACTTAGAGATAAGTGGTCATCTGAGATTTGGAAAGGTAAATCAACAACCGATCCATTTACAAGTAGAGGTGGATATAATTGCCGACACCATCTACAACCGACTGATCCAAGTTGGTATAATGAAAATGGCGATCTTATAATATAGGAGAATACTACTATGGCTGACGAGCAAAAAACGGAGATTGAGAATACTGAATCTCTAGAAACAAAACAGGAAGTTGAACAACAAGAGCCAATGATCGCACAAAGCGAATTGGATAAAATTCTTGAAAAGAGACTAGCAAGAGAAAGAGCGAAGTTTGAAAAAAAACTTAATGGCATTGATCTTGACGAAGCAAGACAACTCAAAGAAGAAAAAGAAGCTAAAGAGTTAGAAATGCAAAAACAACGAGGTGAATTTGATAAAGTATTGAAAGAAACAGTATCTAAAAAAGACGCTGTTATTTCACAATACCAAGCCGAGTTACAAAAAGTAAGAATTGATGATGCATTGATTAAAGTAGCGAGTGAACAACAAGCTATTAAACCAGAGCAAGTCGTTAATTTACTTAAAAACAAAGTCCAATTAGGAGACGATGGTAAACCAGAAATTATTGGTGATAATAATGCACCAATGTATAACGATAAAGGTGAGCCACTTAGTATAAAAGAATATGTTGGACAGTTTTTAGATGACAACCCTCATTTTAAAGTTGCAACACCTAGTGGTGCTGGATCTAGATCGAGTGTTGGTGGTGATACGCCCAAACCTTTGAACTTGGCGGAACTAAATATGAATAATCCCGAAGATAAAGCAAAATATGCTGAATATCGTAAGGAGAAATTATTAAAAAATTATTAACTTATAAACCATAAAGGAGAAATATTATGGCTAACGAATCAACAACGTCTACATTAGACGATTTGATCTCGCCTATGGTTGCAGAAGCTCTATTTGTAGCATCTGAAACTTCAATTATGCGAGGTCTTGTAAGAAACTACACAATGCCTAAAAATTCAGGCAAGGTACTACAAGTGCCAATTTACCCAACTGTAAGTGCGGCGGCTGTTGCAGAAGCAACTGACCTAAGCAACACAGCAGTATCAACTTCAAAAGCTGATCTAACTGTGTCTGAAGTTGGAATTATGACAACTGTAACAGATATGGCTTTAAACGTATCTGAATCAGATGTGGTAAGAGATCTAGGAAAATTATTTGGTGAAGCTATTGCTAAAAAAATTGACACTGATCTAACTGCTTTATTTGACGGATTTTCAACTGCGGTTGGTGCGGCTGATGCGGCTATCACTGTTGCAAAAATCTTTGAAGCAGTATCTAAGCTAAAACAAGCTGGTGTACCAAGCAACGATATGTCTTGTGTTCTACACCCAGCGATTGCTTATGACTTAAAAGCTAACCTAACTAATACATTTGCAAACCCTAACCCAACTGATCTAGCTAACGAAGCATTAAGATCTGGTTATGTTGGTCAACTTGCTGGTGTAAGTATTTATGAAACTTCTAATATGGCTAACACTGGTACTACTGGTGACTATAAAGGTGGTTTATTCCATAAAGACGCATTAGGAATTGCTATGCTTCAAGACCTTAAAATTGAAACTCAAAGAGATGCTTCAATTAGAGGAACTGAAATTGTTGCCACTGCCGTTTTCGGTGTTGGTGAGCTACACGATTCATATGGAGTTGAAGTATTGGCTGACTCAAGCATACTTTAATCTTTATAGGATTAACGTTAAAAGGGGGGGGATTTTTCCCCCCTCTAATTATTTACAAGGAATTTTATTATGGCATTTGCGGCACGCACAGATTTAATTACATATCAGCCAGATATTGGTGATATGGGACTTAGTACAGCACAGCTTGATACTTATGTAACCCAAGCAATAGCAGATGTACAAAGAGATATTAGAAACAAATGGTGGTCAGTTTATCACAGCAATCAATCAAGAAACAGAAGTTATGCTGGTGGTATAGAAATTGATCTAACTTTACTTACTGATTCACAATGGACAAGAGCAACAGTTTATAGATGTTTGGGATATTATGTTTGTCCATCATTAACAAAATTTAATGCTACTGGTGACGAAGATCGTTTCCAACAAATGGGTATTTTTTATCGAGAAAGATATGAAGATGAATTTGCAGATATTTTACGAGATGGTGTTGAATATGACGCTAATGATGATAGCACAATATCTGACGCTGAAAAGGTTGCAGTTCATTCACTAAGATTGGTTAGATAATGGTAACAGTTAATATGCAGATTGAAGTATCTGCTGTTAAAGGTGCATTAGATCAGATTAAAAGAAAGATCCCTAGTGCTAGTCGAAAAGCTATGGCATTGACTGCAACTTTTATACAGAATGTTATAAAAGATCGTACAAGACAAGGAAGAAGTGTTAAAGGTGGAGCATTTAAAAAATACTCTAAAGGCTATGCAAAAGTTAGAGCTAAACGAGGTGCTACATTAACACCTAATTTATTTTTTACTGGTCAGATGTTAGGGAATATGTCATTTAAAAAATTATCTCAAACTAAAGGACAGATATTCTTTCCTAATAGACAGGCAAATATAAAAGCATTTTTTAATGATCAATCAAGACCATTTTTTGATGTAAACAGATCAGAAGAAGATAAAGCAGTTGAAGTATTTAGAAAATCATTTGAAAAAGAATTAAGAATATGAGTGAAAGAGAAGATATTGCGGCTCACATAGTTACAACCCTTACTGCGGTTAGCAGTCCGATTACTTTCGGAAAAGTAACGAGAGAGCCTTTTGAGATAGATGAATTATCCCAACAACAATTCCCAGCAGTCTTTGTACAGACCGCTGATGAAACTAGAGAAGATATTACAATCAAGAATAGTAATATAACTCGTACAGGGACGATTGATTTTAGAATATTTGGTTTTGTTACCAATGCAAGTGCAAGTACAGTAAATATAGACACTAAGAGAAATCAATTAGTGACAACAGTTGAGACTGCATTGGATAGTGATAGAACCAGAAATGGCAACGCATTGGACACCCAATTAGTTGCTGTTGAAACTGACGAAGGAAGCATATTTCCTTATGGTGGTGCGATAATCACTATAAGATGTTTCTATAAATTTACACAAGGAACACCATAATATGAGTGATAAAGTTTATTTAATTAAAAATGGGATTACTGTTTTAACAGACAATCCTAATAAATTTCTAGCTGATGGGTGGAAACATAAGCATAATAACCCAGAAGCTAAGAAACCAACAGGGAGAAAATATGGCAAAAAGAAAAAAACTCCAAAATAAAGACGGAGAATCTATTGAGGTTTGGGATTACCAAGTAGAGGAAATGATTAAGCAAGGCTGGTCTGATTCATCTGCAAAACCCAAAAAAACTAAACAACCAAAATCTTTTAATACAGAAGAAGGAGAAGAATAATGGCAGTACATACAGGATCAGCTGGTCTAATTAAAATAGGTGCGAATACTGTTGCGGAAGTGACAGCATTTACTATGGAAACAACAGCAGATGTAATTGAATCAACTCAATTAACTGACACTAACAAAACATACGAAGTAAGCAGAAAAGATGGAACTGTAACTATTGAAGCCGCTTGGGACGAAACTGACTCTAATGGTCAGATCGTATTACAAGAAGCAACAGGAGTTACTTTGCTACTTTACCCAGAAGGTGCTGATAGTGGAGATTATTTCTACACAGTACCAGCAATCGTAACAGGAAACTCAGTTGCGGTTACTATGGACGATCTAATTAGATTATCTATTACTTGTCAAATAAATGGTGCTATCACAAGAGGCACAGTATAATTTGACAATAAATCCAATTTAGGATAAAAGGAGCATATGTCTAAATCAATCGACTTTGTAAAAGACCATTTCAATAAATATGAAACTCGCAAAATAATCGTTCCAGAATGGAAAGACGATGATAATAAACCACTTGAAATTTTTGTTGAGCCAATAACATTGGAATTGAAAAAGAAAATTTTAGCTAAAACTAAAATTGATGAAGTTGAAGCGTTAGCATATGCTCTTATCTGGTTAGCTAAAGATAAAGATGGAAATAATCATTTTACTTTAGAAGATAAGTTTGTATTAATGAAAAAAGCTGATCCAGATGTTGTAGCAAGGGTAGCTGGGGATTGTATGACAATTCCTACATACGAAGAAGCTAAAAAAAAATAGCTGACGACACAGAATTACATTCATATTTCGATTTAGCAGATTACTTAAAGATTCCTGTCTTTGAAGTTGAAAAAATGACTTACGAGGAATTTTTAATGTGGATTGCTTACTTAGACGATAAAGCTAAGAAGGAAAGAATCGAAATGAACAAACAAAGAAATCAAGCAAATATTCGTAGGAGATAAATGGCAGATAAAAAAGTAAAAATAATTATTAGTGCGATTGATAAGACACAACAGGCTATTAATAAATCACAAAAGAATTTAGCTGGTCTTAAAAAATCAGTATTAAGCCTTAAAAGTGCTTTTATAGGATTAGGTGCTGGATTAGTTCTTAAATCATTTGTAGATGTTGGAAAAGAAGTTGAGAGTTTACAAGTTAGATTTAAGTTTTTATTTGGTAGTGCTAAAGAAGGTGCAAAAGCATTTGATAACCTAGCAGACTTTGCGGCTAAAGTTCCATTTAGTTTAGGTGATATTGCGGCGGCTTCTGGTAATCTTGCAGTCGTAGCAAAAGACGCAGAAGATTTATCTCGTATATTAGAAATCACAGGTAATGTTGCGGCTACAACAGGATTAGACTTTCAAACTACTGCTAGTCAAATTCAAAGAGCATTTAGTGGCGGTATAGCGGCGGCAGATGTATTTAGAGAAAAAGGTGTTAGAAGTTTATTAGGTTTTCAACAGGGTGCTAAAGTATCTATTGAAGATACTGTAAAAGCATTTGAAGATGTATTTAGTGGTGAAGGAAGATTTGGAAAAGCAACAGATGAATTAGCTAAAACATTTGAAGGTACTGTTTCAATGTTACAGGATTCAGTCTTTAAATTTCAAAAGACTGTTGCTGAAGGATTTTTAGCTGAATTTACTAAACAACTTGGCGATCTTAAAAAGTTTCTTGATGCAAACAAAGTATCTATTAATGAATTTGCAATAGCAACAGGCGAAGTTCTTGCTAAAGCATTAATAAAATTAGCTGGTGCAATAAAAATTGTAGCTGAAAATTACAGAGAGTTTGAGCAATTAGTTGGTGCATTATTAATTATAACGGGTGGATTTGCTAAGAAAATAATTGGTTTAGCATTAACTGTTGATGCTTTAGTTGGTGCTTTTAAAGATGCTAATAAACAAATTAAAACAACAAATACAGAATTACGAATATTTAACAAAACCATTGAAAGAAATAATAAAGTATTTGAAGAAAACGAAAAGCAACTCAACGAACATAAAAAATCATTAGCGGCTGTTAAAGATCAATTTACAGCCTTAACAAGAGCAGAAGTTGCATTTGAAGAAGGTTTGAATCAACAGAAACGAGCCGCTAGAGAAGCTAATAAAGTATTAGGAACTTATGGCAAAACAGCAAAAACTATAAGAGAAGAATTAGGCAATAAGTTAATTACAGGATTAAGTGGTGCTGAAGAAGCTCTTGGTAAATTTACAACAGGAGTTGCAGAAGCTATTGTAATGGGAAAAAGTTTTGGCTCAGTCTTAAAAGTATTAGCACAAGAAATATTAGTGTTCTTTATATCTCAATTATTACAAACAGTCATAATGGCTTTATTCCTAAGAGATGCTTTAGTTGCTATTGAAAACAAAATTGAAGATTGGAAAAATGGTCTTAACAATGCAAGTAGTTCACAAAGAAATTTCACTAACGAGATATTAAAAACTAATGCGGCTTTACAACTACAAAACTCATTGATGGGTGGTCGTAAAAAACCAAGTTTATTAGGTGGATTATTTGGATTTGCAACAGGCGGTATTGGTGGAGCTATTGGTGGATTGTTAGGATTTGCTGATGGTGGTCGTCCACCTTTAAATAGACCATCTATTGTTGGTGAGCGAGGTGCAGAGTTATTCGTACCAGATTCGGCTGGAACTGTTGTTCCTAATGAAGCTCTTGGTGGAACTACAAACATTAATTTTAATATTACAACAGTCGATGCACAAGGCTTTGGAACATTATTAGATAGCAAGAGGGGACAGATTATAAATATGGTTAATACTGCATTAAATTCTAAAGGAAGGTCGGCTCTAGTATGAGTGGTGCATTTCCTACAAGTCCGATTGCGGCAAGTGTTGTTATTTCAACAAACCAAACAACTTTAGTATCTACATCTATTAGTGGTCGCAGACAATCAAGACAATTACAAAATCAACGCTGGGGACTCAGAGTAGTATTCCCACCAATGACTAGATCAAGTTTTGCTCCGATTATAGCTTTCATAACAAAACAAAGAGGGCGTAAAGAAGCATTTACATATACACCACCAATCATTGATGACGCACAGGGTAGTGAAACAGGATCAGTATTAGTAAACGGAGTACACGCTGTTGGTGATACAACTATTGCTATGGACGCATTTGCTGGTGATGGTGCTGGTCGATTTAAAGCTGGTGATTATATTAAGTTTGCCTCACACGATAAAGTTTATATGGTCGTAGAAGATGTAACTTCATCAAGTAATGCGGCAACAGTAACAATAGAGCCACCATTAACAACTGCACTAGCTGATAATTCTGCTGTTACTTATGATAGTGTTCCATTTACAGTAGCATTAAAAAACGATATTCAAGAAATACAATTAGGCTCAGACACTTTTTATAGATTTGAGATGGATCTTATTGAGGTATTATGACTAGAGGTTTACATTCTGATTTACAGACTGAATTAGCCACCGATCATTTAGACCAGATACATTTAATTCAATTTACTATTGGTGGAACAACTTATTATAGAACAACAGGATATTTTGATATTGTTTATGATAGCAACACATATACTGCAAATGGTGATATATTAGGAGTTCCAAGTATTCAAGAATCAGCCTCGATTAACACAAGCCAAGTTGATTTAACTATTACAAGTGTTAGTCAAAGTTTTTTAAGTTTATTTTTAAATAACGATCATATACATCAGCCTGTTACGATTTTTCGTGCATATTTAACTGACGCTGGTGCATTGGTTAATAATCCCTATACATATTTTGATGGTTATATTTCTGGTTATACAGTAAATGAATCAACAACATCAAGTCGTTTAACAATTAATATTGCTAATCATTGGACAAATTTTATGATGAAAAAAGGTCGTAAAACTAATGATAACTCACAGCAACAAATATTTAGTGGTGATAAATTTTTTGATCACACCACAACAGTTATAACTGATCTTGAATGGGGTAAAACAACTGACAAACAATAATTTAGTTTACGCAACTGATTCTGACATAGCTGAACTGATTAATTTCTTGATTGGTATGCACGATGAAGCAGAAACGCTTTATCCACCATATGATAAGTTTTTAATGAGTAAATTTATCAAACCAATCGTAGCTGATAAATTATGTATATTGTTAAAAGAAGATCAAAAGATAATTGGTGCGATGGGTGGAATCATATCAAGATGGTGGTTTTCACATAATGAATATTTAGGAGATGCTTTTTTCTATATAGCTAAAGAGCATCGTAGCTATCAAAATGCAAGTGCATTGGTTAAAGGATTTAATGATATTGCTAATAAAAAATTAATACCTTGTTTAATAGGAACAGCAGACGGAAACGATTTAGATAGAAAATCTGCATTGTATGAGAAATTAGGATTTAGAAAAATTGGTGATATTTTTGCAAATGGAGTTTAAATGGGTTTCGTAAAAAGAATTATAGATAATGTTATTGACACAGTATCAGACGTTGTAGATGAGGTAGTTGATTTTGCTTCTGATGTTGTAGAGGAAGTTGTATCTTGGGTAGTTCCAGAAGTACCAGAACTTCCAGAGTTTAATGCAACGCCTGTTGATTCACAAGACTTAGGAACGCAAGGAATATTACTTAATAAAAGAAAAAGTGATAGTTCATTACCATTGATATACGGAACAAGACGAGTTGGTGGTAATCTTGTTTTTTTAGCAACATCTGCTGATAATGAACATTTGTATATGGTTATATCTATATGCGAAGGTCAAATTGCTAAATTTACTGAACTTTATATTGATGAACAACTTTATGCAACTTACACAGGATCAGATTCATCTTATGGATCAGATTTAATAGTTTCAAGTTTGACATCTGGAAGTAGTGTTGGTAATTCAAGCAATCTATCTGTTGAAACAACACACCCAGCATATCAACAAACAGAAGAAATAGATGGTTCTGAAACTACACGCTCTTTAACATCTTTTGCTTTCTTCAATGGAACTGATAATGGTTTTAATGCAACTACATTAACAACATCTGGTGCTTTATCTTTTGCTGTAAGTCCATTTCAAGAAATGTTAAACCTTGGGTGGAGTACATCACATTTAGGAAAAGGTGTCTCTCATTGTTATTTTAAATTTAAATATAACTCAGACGCATTTACAGGACTTCCTAAGATTAACTTTGTTATCAGAGGTAAATTAATTAATACAAATTTAAGTGGATCTACTTACGCATATTCTGCAAACCCAGCATATTGTTTATATGATTATTTAACTGCTACTCGATATGGTAAAGGATTATCTGCTAGTGATATAAACACAAGTTCATTCACAACTGCGGCTGGTGTTTGTAATACTTCAGTCACACCATACACAGGAGCAAGTTCACAAAACTTATTTGAAACTCACGCTGTTTTGGGAAGTAATACTAAGATTATTGATAACGTAAGAAATCTTATCTCACCAATGAGAGCTTTTTTCACATACACAAGTGGATTATATAAAGTTGTTATTGAGGGAACAGGATCAAGTGCTTTATCTATCACAGAGGATATGATTATTTCTGGAATACAAGTAGTCGGTGAAAGTAAACAAAACAGATACAACAGAGTCATAGCAAGTTTTGCAGATAAAGATTTAAACTATCAAAGCAACGATGCTATCTATCCACCAAGAGATGAAACCAATGTTGGTGCAAGTTTTAAATATGCAACTATGTTAGCGGCAGATAATAACGAAGAATTGCATTTTAATATGACGTTACCAGCTACAACTGATTATTATACAGCAGAAGATTTAGCAGAATTAGTTTTAAAAAGATCTCGTGCTGGTTTAAGAATATCATTTACTGCAACTTCAGAAGCACAGAATTTAGTCGTAGGAGATATATTTCAAATAACTCATACAGGAATGGGTTTTAGTGCTAAGAATTTTATTGTAACAGGAATAGCTTTATCAACTGCTGGAAGTGTAAATATTAATGGTGTTGAATATACTGCTGACGCTTACACTTATAATACTAAGATACAACAGCCATCAGCACCAGTGTCATTCTTACCAGATCCAAAGACTGTTAATGCTCCTGTTTTAACATCTATAACTGATACGCCTGTTAATGTTACAGAGGGCAATTTAAATGTAATTATGACTGTTACATTAAGAAATACACCAGACTTCTTTGTAGATAAATTTGAGGTTGTTTATAAAAAGAGTACAGATACAATTTATAAATCTGCTGGAATATCATCTAACACAGTAAGAGAGATCCCTGTTGAAAGTGGTGTTACATATAACGTAAAAGCAAGAGCAATAAACGCATTGGGCTATAAATCAGCTTATGTTGCTGGCGATCATTTCGTTGTTGGATTTAGTGATCCACCAGCTAATGTTGCAAATTTCTCAATAGACTTTCAAGATGAGATTGCAGTTTTAAAATGGGATCCTTCTGCTGATTTAGATTTAGCTTATTATCATATTAGATATTCACCAAATGCTAGTGATAGTTATCCTAACAGTATTGTCTTAGTTGATAAGGTCAGTCCACCAGCTAACTCAGTCATAGTACCAGCTAAAGCTGGGGTTTATTTCATTAAGGCATTTGACTTATTAGGACACGAAAGTTTGACTGCTGGAAGTGTTATAGGAACTGTAACAGAATTTGCTGGTCAAAACCTTGCAACTACAATTACTGAAGAAACAGCATTTGCTGGAACTAAATCTCAAGTTGTTGTTGAAGGTAATGCTTTGATTCTTGCTGGTGACGCAGTTACCTTATTTGACGCAGTAAGCGGTGATTTTGACGATAGAGTTGGTTTCTTTGATGAAGTAGATGGATTTGAAAGCACAGGAACTTATACTTTTGCTAATCAAATTTCATTAGGTGCAAAATACCAAGGTCGAGTATCATCTTATTTAAATGTAGATCAATTAGATCGAGTTTCTAGCTTTGACGGACTTGCTGGATTATTTGATTCTGCACAAGGTTTGTTTGATAGTGCTGGTGCTTCACCAGATATGGACGCTAAATTATTCATCTCAACTTCAGATGATAATTCAACTTATACAGCATTTACACCATTTCAAGATGGTAATTATGAATTTAGATATGCTAAGTTTCAATTAGTATTGACAACAAATTCAAGTTCACAATCACCAAAGGTAAACAACGCACAAGTCAGATTGTTTATGGCTGATAGAACTGACACAGGATCTAACATAGCAAGTGGTGCTGGTACGAAAGCAGTAACATTTAATAAAGCATTTTTTTCAGAGCCAAGTGTTGTTATTCTTGCACAGAACGCCGCACAGAATATACAAACAACTATTACTAGTAAATCAGCAACAGGATTTAGTGTAACTTTCACTAATGCTGGTGGTGCGGCACAAGATATAACATTTGATTATGTTGCCAATGGACAAGGCAGAGCCATATAACTTTACAAATAAAACAAATAACATTATAAGGAGAACATAATGTCACAACACGATTATAACATAGCCAATCAGACGTTTCCAGCTACAAGAACAGATCTGAACAACGCATTAGGTGCAGTTGCAACTAATAATTCTGGTAACTCACAGCCAGCCACGACGTACGCAAACCAGTGGTGGTATGATTCAGACGATAACAAATTATATTTACGCAATTCGGACAATGACGCTTTCGTAGAGATCTTAACGATTGGTGCAACATCAGATAAAGTTGAAACATTAACTGCAACAACTTTAAATGGTATTCCTTTTTATACTGCTGATAATTCTATCTATACTCACGATGTATCTGGAACAGATAACACTGCTGAAGCTAATGCCGCTTATGGAATAAATGCCTTAGATGCTATTACAACTGGAGACCAAAATGTAGCTATCGGTCAACAAGCTGGAACTGATATGAATACTGGTAGTAAAAACGTAATGATTGGTAAAAATGCATTTGGAAATGCTACAAGTGCAAATGAAAATGTTATCATTGGATATTTAGCTGGTTCTGCACAAAATGCTACAAGTGGTTACAATGTTGTAATTGGTAATGAAGCCGCTGAAGAAATGACAAGTATGAGTGAAGCAACTGTTGTTGGTTACAAAGCCGCTACATCAAATACAACAGGTAGTAATATCTTAGCTATGGGCTATTTAGCTTATGATGGAGCAGATACTGAAAATCATAACTTGGCTATTGGTTCTAATGCACTAGGTGGCTCGGTTGCTGGCGGAGAATATAACGTAGCCATAGGTAACTACACACTTGATGCTTTGACTTCTGGTGATGGCAATGTTGCAATAGGTTATAATGCTGGATCAGCTTTATCAACTGGTGCTGAAAATGTAATTATAGGAAAAGATGCTGTTGGTGCTGGTGTATTAACTGGAGGTGAAAACGTAGTTATAGGAACGGGTGCTGGTAACGATATGACATCAGCAACTGCAAGTGTATTTGTTGGTGACAATTCTGGTGCAAATGTAACAACGGGAGCTAGAAATATTGCATTAGGAAAAAATGCTATAAAACAACCTGATACTGAAAGTGATAATCTTGGCATAGGGTACAATGCTTTAGAAGGAGCTATAGCTGGCGGTGAATTCAACGTAGCAGTTGGAAACTATACGTTAGATGCNTTAANNTCTGGTGATGGCAATACTGCCATTGGCTATCAAGCTGGTAGTGCAGTCACAACTGGTATTAATAACGTATTTACAGGTAAAGAAGCTGGATTTGGAGTTACTACAGGTAGTTATAACATAGGTGTTGGTATGCAAACCATTAATCAAGCTGATACAGAAGAAAACAATTTAGCCATTGGTTATGTTGCTCTTTCTGGTGCAGTTAATGGTGGAGAAAAAAATGTAGCTATTGGAAACTATGCTTTAGACGCACTTACTTCTGCTGATGATAATGTTGCTGTAGGATATAATGCTGGTAATGATATTAACTCAGGAGCAAATAATACTTTTGTAGGTAAACAAGCTGGTGATGGTGTTACCACTGGATCTAGTAATATATGTATAGGTTCTCACGCTACTCTTGCTACTGCTAGCACTGCAAATGCTATAACTATTGGGATAGCAATAAATACTGCGGCAAATAATTTTTCTTTTGGTAAAGCAAGTAATGTTGTGACTAATGATTTTGATACCGACGCTGATTGGTCTAGATCTTCAGACGTTAGATTAAAAAGAAACATACAAGATACAACATTAGGTTTAGATTTTATTAATGATTTAAGACCTGTTAAGTTTCAATGGAAACCAAGTAATGAAGTTCCAAAAATAATGACTTCAGAATACAATGAAGAAAATCAAAAGAACTTAGATTATACTTCTCACGGATTTATTGCACAAGAAGTTAAAGAAGCAATAGATAAACACGGAGATCAAACATTTGGTGGCTGGCATATAGACGAAACAGATAATGAAACACAGCGTGTTAAAAAGAATATGTTTGTAATGCCATTAATAAAAGCTGTACAAGAGTTGTCGGCTCAAGTAACAACTCTACAACAAGAACTAAAAACCATAAAAGGAGAATAATATGGCAGTAACTAAAGAATGGGTATCAGCTAAACCTAAAACAAATGCTGATGGTAATGTAACAGAATGGTCAGTTGAGTATAAATATACTGATGGTGACTTTTCTCATACATTTAGTAAATCTGAAAAGATAGAAGCACCATCTAAAGCACCTAGTGGATATTCTAAATCTGAAATACTTGGTCTAATGGACGAAGCTCACTGGGACGATATGTTTAATAAAAAACATAACGTACACAAAAATCCACCAGCAGTAGATACTGTTGATAATGACTTTGATATTAACTCATTAAGCTAGGAGCAAAAATGGAAGATCAACTTAAACAAACAGTACAAGACTTAGTAAAAATTATTAATGAAAAAGAAATAGCTATTACTAATCTAAGACTCAATAATGAATCTCTTTTAAGAGAAATAAAAAACTTAAAAGGGGAAGAAGTTGATGCCGAGTCAAAGTCAGAAGAATAGTGAAACATTAATCCGTCTTGAAGCTCGGATTGAAACTATTGAGAACAATCATTTGGTTCATATCCAAAGCTCGATTGAAAAAATAGAACGCCATATTTCTTCAATATGGAAAGTAGTCGGTTTATTGTGTTTTATGTTCACAATCGTATTCGCAGAGACAGTTAAATCATTTGTAGATTTATTAGTTATTTAATAGAGGGATATATATGGAGAAGTGTATTCTCGTAATATCAGACCAGCACGCTCCTCACCACCACCAAGATATGATGGCTTTTCTTAGAGCCATAAAGAAGAAATACAAACCAACTCGTATTGTAAATATAGGTGATGAGATTGATGGACACGCAATAAGCTACCATTCACCAAACCCAGATTTATCTAGTGCTGGTGATGAATTAAAAAAAGCAGTAGAAGTAATCCACGAATTAGAGGATTTATTTCCAAAAATGGATTTAGTTCATTCTAATCACGGAAGTTTAATATTTAGAAAAGCATTAACTCACGGATTGCCTAAAGCCTTTATAAAAGATTACAATGAGTTTTTAGAAGTTGGTAAAGGCTGGAAGTGGCACGAAGATATAGTTATCAAAGCAAGTAATGGACAGGATATTTATTTCTGTCACGGAAAGACAGCTAACATTCTTAAACTTGGTCAGCAATATGGAATGAATGTAGTGCAAGGACATTATCACACTAAGTTTAATATTCAGTATTGGGGTAATCCAAACGCTTTACATTGGGGACTTCAAGTTGGCTGTTTAATAGATAAAGATAGCCTTGCTTACGAATATAATAAGTTATTTAAAGATAGACCAATAATTGGTACAGGAATTATTATTGAGGGATTGCCTTATTTGCTACCAATGGTCTTGAATAAAGGTGGAAGATGGAATAAAGTCGTTCCTTGATGAGTGCATTTAAGAAACAAGTCGGTGGAACACATTATAAAGATCATAAGATACAGCCTTATGAATTTATCCAAGAGAACAATTTAAACTACCTACAAGGCGTAGTTATAAAATACATAGTTCGATATCCACAGAAGAATGGAATACAAGACTTGGAAAAGATTATTCACTATTGTCAATTAGAAATCGAAAGGTTAAAGAATGGTAATGGCAAGAATTAAAGTCCCAGATCGTATGCAAACAGTTAATATTCGTATGTCGATAGACAATTTACGAGTGGTGGCTTCATTAGATTATAATTACAGTCCCACAGGAATTACGCCTATGGCGATATGGGTAAAGATTAAACCCAATGAAAGTACATTAGATCGTGAATTACGATCTTCTGGCAAGCTGGCTTCTCTATTAATGCAATATGGGTGTCCGATGAAAGAGATAGCCGACACACTAACAAAAGACAGTATAATCGGACAAGTTGTAAACTATATAACAAAAAATTTAGAGGATATATTAGCTGGTAATCAACCAGATAAAATCCCTAATTTCTCAACTGACATTTATAAAATAAAATAGGAGAAACATTATGGACTTTATGAATTATGTTTGGAAAGTAACTGACATAGCTAATTACAAATTACCACTATGGGCTGTTGCTTTAATCGTTGTTGGAGTAATAATTGTATTCTAATGGAACTTAGAAAAAAAACAGACTATCTCATTATCCATTGTGCGGCTACTAAACCCTCAATGGATATTGGGGTTACTGAAATTCGTAAATGGCATTTAGATCGTGGCTGGAGAGATGTAGGCTATCACTATATGATCAGAAGGAATGGTGAAGTTGAATTAGGTAGACGAGTAGATGATATGGCGGCACACGCCTCTGGTTATAATCACAATAGTATAGGTGTTTGCCTTGTTGGTGGAATGGCAGAAGATAACTCTGCTGAAAATAATTTTACAGATAGACAATGGACAGCTTTGCTTGATTTAGTGAAACAGATCCAAGCGGACTATCCAGATATTAATGTCATAGGACATAACGAAGTAAGTCAAAAAGAATGTCCAAGTTTTAATGTACAACAATGGAAAGAGGATAATTTATAATGTGGTTATCAATATTACCAACAGTTTTAAAAACAGGTGCTTCAATATTTGCTAATAGACAAAAAGCAAAAGTTTTAATGTCTGATGCTGAACTATTACACGCACAAAAGATGGCAAATGGTGAGGTGGAATATCAAGCGGCTGTTAGACAATCAAATGATAAAGGCTGGAAAGATGAGTTTGTTTTAATTTTGGTATCTGCACCTGTGATTTTATTGATATGGTCTGTATTCTCAGATGATCCAAATATACAACAAAAGCTAGATATGTTTTTTGATAAGTTTTCTAATTTGCCTTTCTGGTATCAATCGTTATTTATTGGAGTAGTCGCAAGCATATATGGTTTAAAAGGTGCGGACATATTTAAGAAAAAATGAAAAAGGTCAAGGTGACACTTCACCAGCCTTTAAACATCTTTACATTAGTTAAATCTCTTTTAACAATTACAATCCTAGAAGAAGTTGTTGCACAATACGAAGTCATTGACATTTACCCTTCATTGGAAAGAACTCATACACTTGAAAAGCTAATCAAAGCTAATAAAGATAATGTTTATGCTAGTGATGTTAGATTAGATTGTTTTTATGAATGTACTGAATTAGAAGATCGAGAACTCTTGGCGAGAGATTTCTCAACCAAGAGCCACGACTTAACGATTAATTAAAGATCACCAAATTCATCTTTNAACATTTTNATATAAGCTATTAAGCCCATATAACCTACCACCCCTAAGAGTGGTAGAATTACAAAGTATAATAANNTTTCCATTATTTACCCTTTCTGGGGTGGCTTACGCCACCCCTCTTTCGTTTATTCTTTGTTTGTAATTTTGTATATTTCTTTCTGCTTTTTTTATTTCTTTATCTCTTGGA